GCGAAGTATTATTTCACAGTGGATTATGCAGAGAACGAGATAGCGGATGACCCCGCGCAACACAAACAGAGTCACATATTGGAGCTTCTTGACGCTGGGGAGTGGACTGGCAATATCGTCGCGCTACCCAACAACAGGGTCAGGGTAACGCACCCTGCTTGGTTTGAAACGGGAGATGGTGCGCCAGACTTTAAACCGTCACAGCATATCCACTACTCCAAAAGTGATTTAGACTACACTCTTGACGTGAATCAGGTTTTCAACAACCTCTACGCAGGTGATAAAGATGGCGGTAAGCGGAAGTAAAGATTTTGAATTAGACGTAGCAGATTACGTTGAAGAGGCCTTTGAGCGTTGCGGCTTAGAGCTTCGCACCGGCTACGACTTGAAAACTGCTAACAGATCCCTGAACCTAATGCTTGCTGAGTGGGCAAATAGGGGTTTGAATCAGTGGACGATCAATCAAAAAACTTTAGCGATGGTCAAGGATACGACCTCGTACACGATTGATGCGGTCAACCCAACGGCAACCATCGATGTGCTTGACGCATTTATTCGTGAGACTATCGGGGGCGTATCAACAGACGTTCCACTGAGCCGAATGTCCCGGGCTGAATATGCCAATATGTCGGTTAAGTCTAGCACCGGAAAGCCTAATCAATACTTTGTAGACAAGCAGATTAGCCCAACCGTAACGGTTTGGCCTGCCCCAGATCAGAGCGCCAAGTACGACATTTACCTAAACGTATTAAGCCGAATGGATGACGCTGACGCAGGGGTTAACACCCTGCAAATACCCTTCCGGTTTTACCCGTGCCTTGCCGCTGGACTGGCATATTATTTAGCGTTAAAGCGAGCACCAGAAAAGGTGCAGATGCTTAAAGGATTGTACGAAGAAGAGTTTCAACGAGCCTTGAGTCAAGACGAAGACCGGGCATCGTTCAGGATAGCCCCTGATCTTCGCGGGTATAACATAGCCTAATGGCTTACGCATCCAACAAGAAGGCTTACGGGATCTGTGATATATCGGGTTTTCGCTATCGCCTGAAGGATATGAAGATGACATGGGACGGCTTCTTAGTAGGGCCAGACCAGTGGTCACCTAAGCATCCTCAGCTCATGCCGAAGCCACCGCCTTTTGATCCGCAGGCTTTGCAGATAACTAGGCCAGATCAAGCTGCTGACGGAAATGACAACAATTTCTTTACCGTCTACACCAACGTGGGAGATGGAATTTTGGGCACAACTTTGCAAACTTTTGGAATAACCTGTAGTGTTGGGAATGTGGAGGTAACTACGTCATGAGCTTCACGTTAGCAACGCTTAAATCGACCGTGCAGGATTACTTGCAGGTCAATGAGACTACGTTCAACAACAACCTGAACACGTTCATTCAGGAGTCTGAGAGCCGCATCTTTAAGATGGTGCAGCTACCAGAGCAAAGAAAGAATGTGCAGGGTACGTTGTCGGCAAGCAATCGATTCTTGGCAACCCCAAGCGATTACTATGCACCGTTCTCATTGGCGGTTATTGATAGCAACAACAAGTACCATTATCTGGATTTTAAGCATCCATCTTTCATTAAGGAATATAGCCCGATCACAACAACAACTGGTCGGCCAAAGTATTACTCATTGTTTGATGAAGCAGCCTTTGAGCTGTCGCCGATTCCAGATTCTGGTTACACGGCAGAATTGCATTACCTGTACAAGCCGGCGTCACTGACCGCTGGCAGCGACTCTGGTACGACAATCCTGTCAACGGATCATCCCGATCCATTGCTGTACGGCACCTTGGTTGAGGCGGCTGTATTTTTAAAAGAAGCTCCTGACGTAATAGCCAACTTCGAGGCTCGTTTCAAGGAAGGCATCTCTCGGATGAAGAATCTGAGTGAAGGTCGAAATACCCGAGACGAGTACAGGTATGACTTATTACGGACAGGGGTGAGCTAATTGGAACCAATTAAAGAGTTAGAAGGCAAGAAGATAGCAATAATCGGTCTGGGCGCTAGTCAAATTGACTACGTGATCGGCAAAGAGAACAGCGTCGAGTGGGACGAGGTATGGGTGATTAATTCAGCCCTATCGGTTTTTGAGTGCGACAGAGTGTTCATGCTAGATCCGGTAAGCCGGTTTTTGGATACGGATGATGCAGGCAACCAGACCAATGTCATGCGTAAGCTTCTGCCAAAGTTTGAGAAGCCGATATATACGTGTGAGCTAGATGATCGCGTGCCGGCGCTGGTTGAGTATCCGCTTGAAGAGGTGGTGAAAGACCAGAGATGCGCCTACATGAATACAACGGTTGCTTACGCACTGGCTTTTGCGGCGTATAATAAGGTTGGTGAGGTTGATCTGTTTGGGATGGACTTCAGCTATAAGAACAACTTGCACTTTGCAGAGGCTGGCAGGGCGTGTCTTGAGTTTTGGATCTGCAAGATGATCGCAATAGGGATAAAGATTGGCGTTAGCCCTCGGTCATCCTTGCTAGATCAGAACGTGCCCTTGCAGGAGAGGCTTTACGGATACCACCGGCTGGCTAACCCCAAGGTGGCAATGCCAAACCCAGAAGGCGAGTGGGTGGTGTGTGATCGCTCTGAGCTTGCTCAGATGGTTAAGAAGCACAACCTAGAGACGGTGGAGTTGCCATCGTCGCCAGAACCGTATAAGGGGTAGTCATGTCACAGGGAGATTTTCAGCTAGGGCAGATCATGGTTTCGACCACCCATAATCGTGGTCATGACGTAGAGTTTTGGGCAAAAGAGACAACGAAAAAGATATTAGGAATTTCTGAAGAGGCTGCGCCTCATATTCGTTTGCAGGCAGAGGCTTTCCGAGATCAAGTTTATACCTTAATATTGATGGGTATGAAAAATTCTGTAGCCTCTGACAGAGTTACAATAAGAGGCTTGTTGGCCTCTCAGGGCCATGAAGATATGGCGAAAATAATTAAGGAGCTTTGATATGGCTATCACCAGTGCGATTCCCACCAGCTTTAAGCAAGAGCTTTTAGTTGGTACACACAATTTTACCGCCTCTAGTGGCAATGCTTTCAAGATTGCGCTTTACACTTCGAGCGCAACTTTAGGCGCTGCGACAACGGCTTTCACAACGACAGGGCAGGCCAGTGGCACAAACTACACCTCTGGCGGCGCTACGGCTACTTCTGTTACGCCAACCACTAGCGGGACTACCGCAATTTGTGATTTTGCGGACTTGACTTTTGGCACGGCAACTGTTACGGCGAGGGGCATGATGCTGTACAATGACACCCAGTCCGACAAGGCTTGTGCAGTGGTCGATTTCGGCGGAGACAAAACAAGCACCGCTGGAGACTTTACTATCGTGTTCCCCAGCCCAACGGCTACGGGTGCGATCATACGGTTGGCGTAATGCCTAATGCCATTACAGACACTAGATTTCAAACCCGGCATCGACAAGGAAGGCACTGATTATTCGGCGAAGGGCGGCTGGGTAGACGGTAATTTAATTCGGTTTAGAAAAGGCCGAGTCGAGAAAGTGGGTGGCTGGCTAAAGCTTGGCTCTAACTATTATCTCGGCACAGGCAGGGCGCTACACTCTTGGATTAGTCTTGGCGGTGTGCGCTACCTTGGCATTGGGTCTACGTGGAAATACTATATCGAAGAGGGCAACAGCTACTACGATATAACGCCTATCAGGGCAACGACATCCGCTGGTGATGTCACCTTTGGCGCAACCAATGGCTCTTCTACCATCACCGTTACCGATACGGCGCACGGCGCAGCAAACGACGATTTCGTGACCTTCAGCGGAGCCGCAACCCTCGGCGGAACTATTACCGCCGAAGTTCTAAACCAAGAATACCAAGTGTCATTAGTTACCAGCGTAAACGCTTATGAAATTATCGCTAAAGACACGTCAGGCGCAACGGTAACCGCTAATGCGTCAGACAGTGGGAACGGCGGCTCTAACGTGGTCGGAGCCTACCAAATCAATGTTGGCTTGGACACATTCGTAAAGTCTTCCGGCTGGGGTGTGGGCACTTGGGGCGCAGGAGGATTTGGTTCAGCGTCATCAATTAGCGCAGTAAACCAGCTCAGGCTGTGGACTCACGACAACTACGGCGAGAATTTAATTATTAATCCGCGTGGCGCTGGCATCTATGAGTGGATTGAGAATGACGGCGTATCAACTAGGGCCGTTAACCTTAGCACCCGGTCAGGCGCTAATCTGGTTCCGACAGTTGCGCTTCAGGTTATTACAAGCGAGACAGACCGGCACTTGGTGGTTCTGGGCGCAGACCCGATTAACAGTAGCAACCTGCGATCCAATGTTATCGACCCAATGCTGGTGGCTTTTTCTGACCAAGAAAATGAGTTGGATTTTGAGCCAACGGCTACCAACACGGCAGGCTCTTTACGATTATCGTCTGGCAGCTTTATCGTCGGCGGGATCAAGTCTCGACAGGAGATCCTGATCTTCACCGACACCAGCCTGTACAGCATGAATTTTATCGGGCCACCATTAACCTTTGCGATCAACCTGATCAATGAAGGCTCTGGATTGCTGTCGCCAAAGTCGGCTGTCAATGCGCCAAACGGCGTTTTTTACGCAAGCAAGACTGGCTTTTACTTCTACTCCGGCTCGGTAAAGCGTTTGCCCTGCACGGTTCAGGAGTACGTCTTTGAAGACCTAGACCTTGACCAAGCCTTTAAGTGTCACATGGGCGTGAACACCGAGTTCAGCGAGATCTGGTTCTTTTATCCTAGCCTCGAAGATGGCACAGGAGAAATCAGCCGATACGTTATCTACAATTACGAAGAGAACCACTGGTCTGTCGGCAGCCTGATTCGTTACGCATGGCTTGACGTGGGGATCGAAGATCTGCCGTATGCCACGGCAACGAGCAGCTCGCAGCAGTGCATCTTTCAGCATGAGACTGGCTTTGATGACAATCAAGACGCCATGACCAACGTCTTTATTGAGAGCGCGGACTTGGACATTGCCTCAGGCGACTCTTTTACCTTCGTCAAGAAGATCATCCCTGACATGAAATTTGTTACCCAGTCTGGCGTGAGCGTTGACCCTGCGATGAATATTGTATTGAAAAGCCGAAATTATCCCGGCGAGAGCCTGATAACCGACTCGACCAGTCAGGTTACGCCAACGTCTACGTTTAGCAGCGTCAGAACGAGAGCAAGGCAGGTTGTATTTCGGTTTGAGAGTGATGATGATAATACCGCTGCCGACCAAAAAGGTTATAAATGGCGGCTTGGATCGACAAGAATTGATATGCAGCCGAGTGGCGGACGTGCATGAGCAGGCTTCTTGAGACAAGATTACCCTTCTCTCAGGGCGATTCTGTTAGCTCAGAAACCTTCAATCGCCTGATTCGGATCTTAGAGATTAATCTTTCGGCGGTAGATTTCACGATATCTCCGCACTATAACTCTGGTCAGATTAGCGAGCTTCAATTTGCAACAGGCAGTATAATCTTTAATACTACTAATCAAATCCACCAAGCGTTTGACGGTAATAGTTTTAGAGACCTTTATAACCATCAAACATACCCATCAGGCCAGTCGGTTACGGCTTCAGTTGG